AATTAAAAACATAAAGTAAAGCCCCCCAATTTGAGCATAGTTTAGAGGCTTAGGGGGCATGTTGCTAATCGTCTAATTCAATACGGTCAATGCCTGTAAGAATGTCAAGTACGTCCTGCCAAGTCTTGCGAAAGTCTAAGCTCAATGAAAGCCCGTCAAATCCATCATATCCATGTCGAAAATACGCTGCACCTATGAGCGCCTGCTGAATACCGCCAAGCTTACAAAACATTATATCGTTTGCAAAAGCACTCCTGTAGTACAGCACAGAGTTTTCAATAGTCCAACCGCCAAAAGCCCCAAGTCTTTTAAATTCTTTGTTAATGGCGGCCTCATAGTTTACACCTTCGTCCTTGTTGCGTGTAATAATTCTCATAGTATACCTCATATTATTCAAAATTGTTTTCAAGGGTTAATTTGCCTTTAAGGGGGACAAATTTAGACATCCCCCAATACTCATAATACCTCCCCACTTCACCCTTCTCACTTACTGAATCAACTAAAACTGTACCGTAACACTCTTCAGTGAACAATACTACCTTCCCACAACTAGGCATTATCCCCAAGCAAGGGTAATGCCACTTCGGGTGAACTTGGGGTTCACATATTTCAGCTTTAATCATAGTCTACCCTCCTAGTCCAAAAACATTCGTTTAAATTCTTCAGCAGATTCCTTGCTAATGTAGCCTTCACGGTTGCCAATGGTTACTTTTACTTTAGTCGGTTTCGCCCAAACCCTTGTGGCATTGCAAGGGTTGAAATTAGCCCTCCATATATTATCAGACTTAGGAAACTTTTCTCCGTCGTAGCTCCAAACCTCTGTAACCCGACCCTCAGCAATACTGATCTCATCCCACCCGTTTCTCATTAACACGCACAACGCACCATCAGCCGGATGTTTAAATAGCAACCCACCTGTACCACCATCAAATTTTACAACTCTGCCCGCTTTCAAATACTCTTTCACCGACATTTCAAACCCTCCTTATTCTTTGGTTACAACATTATACAAAATAAATCGCACTGTGTCAAGTGTTTTTTTAAACTTCTGAATTTAAAAACGCTGTCAAGTTCTCAATCTCTTCCTTTGAATAGCTTACATCATACGGGCTTGGTCTGGCCCAAGGGTTTTGAACTCGATTAACTTCGAATCTTTCAAGGGGGAAGCAATTGCAATTCGGGTGCGTATCTTGCACTGGTAACGGGCCTTTGCCAACCTCCCAAACCCTACCGTCAAGCGGTGAACAAATCGGGCACGCATCGGGGGCGGCTACCCACTCATAATAAAGTACACCTTGACTTGCACATTCCGCCAAGAAAGCCCCATTATAGCCCAATACAAGCTCGCTACGGGCCAAACGCAACCACTGCCATGCTTGGCCCTCTCCCACCTTCCTATGCAGTATACGGGCTATATCAATCATTGGCCTACCGTCTCTCACGCCTTGCGCTATTACTTCCCTTGCAATGTTAGCGTATTCAATCGTTAGCTTTTCCGATATTCTGGTCACACCATTGTCAACGATTGACTTTAAGAATACATTATCAAGTGACGGTTCAACAGCACGGGCAATGACTAAATCCCTAAGCTCTTTCGGGTATTGCTCAAGCACGCCGACATGGACACGCAACAGTGAAGCAGCGAAAGCAGCTAGCATCTGGTTCCGGTAGACTTCGTTTGATTCGTCAGCCCAATCTGCAAGTACTCCGTCCATCTCTTGTAATTCTGCCTGTGTCACATCGTACTGCTTTGTGTACATCCTGTCAAGGGTCTTTTGGCTGTACCGCTTGATGAATGTAATGCGAATGTCATTAACCGGGGGGAGATTCAAAGCCCTGAACAATCTAGCCTCATACTTGCTTACAACCTTCATAAACATATCAAAGGTTTCTTTCTGAAGCCGTGCCATTTTAGCCCACTGGTGCGGCCTTGACATGAGCATAATTTCATGGATCTCAGGGCTTTCAGCTTTGCAACAGTGCCTCAATGTATGGTGACCGCATCCTTCAGGTATGATTAGCCCATAGTCTTTTATGTATTTATCACGGTAATTAGTCAATTGTTACCTTTCCTGTTTGGCTACTCAGCCCCCGCTACATACTTTTGGTAACATTCTACGGCCTTTTCAAGACCATGATCAAGGCGTCGCTGACCTCCGCACATGCGTTGGAATCTTTTATCCTTCTTTCCTGAAATAACATCATCAGCGGCAGAACAAACTTTCCTTGCAAGTAGCAACTCGTCCATAATTGCTTTATCCATTGTTCTCTACTCCCCTCTCCGACATGCCCGACTGATTGCTAAGGGTGTGAAGTGTCGCACAATTGCCACACCTTATATACACATCAGGCAATTCGTTGCCTTCTTGATTGCACTGGCCATTGGGAACGATTTCCCACGTGAATTCATCATTGCAACCACAATTACCACAAATTATATGGAGTCTAGCTTTTACCATTGTTCTCTATCTCCTTGGCCCACGCAAGTTCAACAACTTTTTTCAGGCACGCCCTGTGGTAATCATACAGTTCACAGGAATTGTCATCTACAATATTACCACTCATGAGGTGACGAAAATGTGCTGAAATATACTCATCTGGATCAATACCCCATTCACTGATAAACTCAATAGCTTCTTTTGCGGTTATTTCACTCATCCCTCTATCTCCTTTATTCTTTAGTCTAGCCGTATAAACTCTAGTTAGTTAGATTTTGTTAGCCTCTACAAACTTAAGCATTTCGTCTGCATCCAAGTCCCACTCAATATTCTTTTTGCATTCTGCTTCAATCTCTTCTTGTGTACAAATGGATTCAATATACCCCTCCCCAAATACACGCAATCTTTCTTTGATGTCTTGGCATGTCTTGCAATCATCCTTGAATCCGCTCTCATCCCAAAGGGGATCGTACCAATCATCATCCCCGCACTCATGCGAGGTAAACCCAAACTCACCTTCAAATGCGTCGCAACCAGAGCAAGACCCATAGTATCCGTGTATCCAGCCTAAATGCCCATCATGCCTAACCTTTGCAAGCCAATCACCCTGATAACTCCCAAACTTTTCAAATACTACAACGTCAACACCCGCTGCTTCCAAAGCTCTTTCATAACTCATTCTTATATCCTCCTATTTCGTTATTCTTTCCCTTGCTCCCTTGGTCAATATAGTATAAACTTCCTGCTCTGTCAAGGACTTTATTCCAAGATCTGAAAATAATTGTTGCAACTCTTCCTCTGTCTGCACTGCACCAGATTCAACCAGAAGCAAAGCGGCCTCCACGCTGGCCTTGTAAGCTACAGCGTTATTTCGATTAGCTTCGGACTGTGTTTTCTCATCGATCAACGCTGCACCATCCCACTTGATTTTCAGCTCTCTACCGGGGAAACCGCCCATAATCAAAACCTGATTAAAAACCTTAAGCGCAATCGATTCCATAGGACGACGATAGATTTTAACTTGTGCATTCAAAACGTCTCTCTCAGCGTCCGAAAGATTGCTATTCATGCCCTGTGAGCGCCTTTGGCCCAACATCCAATGGGGTAACATGGCTTTAGCTATTATTTGATCTGTGATAAGCTCTATAGGGATTTTGATAGACGATAAGATTTTCTCACCGCCTGCACCTATCATGTCAACCTTAATTTCACCACCTGCGGGTAGCCCTGCGAATAGATCCCCCGGCTTGCCACGTCTACGGGCTTTAAATATGCGCTTGGTCTGCACCCCAATTGCGTCAATTACTTTCTTTATGCCTTGAGTGTCCTTGTTACCCTCTGGACCTATAACAGTAGTAATAAATGAAGGGTCACCGATTCGCCACGCTGAATTGTCAACGGATTTCAAGAGCCTTGTAAGGATCTGGGCCACAAAGTCCATACCATGGAAAATAGAGTATCCTTGTGGGTATCCGTTCCTTTGGTCTGGTGCGTAGTAATGTATCCATTGGTCATCACCAAAAGCAATAGGCATAAACTGTTTTCGTTTCATCTGGCCTAATACAACTTCATCGCCATCGGTTTTAAATGCTATTGTACTTGAGTCCCCAACCTTTAAAGATCCTATTCCCGTCATACTCTCAAGGGGGATGGCTTCACCCAATCCCATTCCGTCACCCAATCCTGCGTTGGTCATTTGGTACTGGTATTCAGGCCATCCACGGCCAAAGCTGTTCACCTTGACGTTATGGTAAAAGTCATCAAGGAAAGCCTGTGCTGGGTCACCATCTTCAGCATTTTCAATGCAAGGATACAAATCACCAATAAGCCCAATCCACCTTAAAGGAATTACGTCCATCATGGGGATTGTAGCCCTCAAAGACCGATACAGCTTAATCCCGGCCCGCATTTTAAGGTTATTACTCCATGGTGAAACAAGCGTATCCCAAGGCGGCTCTATTTGTGCATCGGCTGCCGGTGCTTCGTTATTTTCATTCTGACCCTTGAAAAAACTAGACCCCATACCAGAAGTAACGACACCGTGGATAGATTTAAAAAAGTCCTTATATTCCCTTAGCGTCTCACCTGTTTTCATAATATAGCCCTTGATTAGTAATCGTCATCATCTTCTTCTAGTGTAACGTCT